GCATAAAGACACAGGCAGGTGGGGGCTTCGGCTCTCACCTGCCTATCTTTCCGTTTTTTCGCAGGCCCCGTAACATCAACGGTCGGTAACGAGTTCATCATCTATCCAGAAAGGTAACAAAATGTTATTAGATTCTATGACCATGCTTGCAATACTGATAGCCTTGACTACAAGTATTGTAGTTATTACACTAGCCATTAGGCAGAACATGTTGTTAATGAAAGAGAATACAAATCTGCGCCGTGCTTTAAGAACGGAAAAGCAGGCGCGTAGTAACTACTATTACATAGACCCAGATGTAGCGAAGGAGGACCTATGGACAACCAAGTAAAGTATGCAATCCATAACTGCCACTCATGTGGCATGGATATTTTAGTAGATGTAAATAGAACCAGCCCACGAAACTACTGCAGCCCATGTGCATGGGCAAAGTTAGGAGAAACAAACTATGTCGTACACAGTTCATGAAATAGCGGACTTAAATGAGTCCATTGATAAGGCTATCTTATCAATCAAAGCAGCCAACGCTATCCTCGAAGAGATGATGGCGACTGGGCGAATCTATGTGGAGGAAGAATGACACCAGAAGAAATCGCAAAAGTAAAAACTGCAGCAGCAAAGTATGCTCAACGCTTTTTAGGTCGCAAGTATCACGAAGAATATGTAGAACTATACCAAGCCTATTGCACTAACCGTGGAGTAGAAACTAGAAGTACATCTTCATTAATAGATGAACGACTATTAGTTAAGGAGTAATAATGGGATACGAACCACCACTTGAAGATGACATAGCACTAGACAAAGACGTAGAAGAAGAAGATGATAGTTACCAAGAACCAGATAGGATGTGGGGAGATGAATGAGGATGCTTGCTGCAGTCAATGCGGAACTTTATGTGATGTCTGCAACACAGAAGATGACGATGAATGACATTACATTCCTCCCTCTCACACCATTACAGTCCTGGGTCTTCCTCATTACAGTTTTCTATATCCTCTACAGATGGGTTGTTAGATGAAAAAACTATTCGCCTTGCTTACAGCATGGTATCTAGTGTTCTGGTCAATGCTGCCAGGGCACACGCCAGTACCACAACCACACACCGAAACCAAACCCACAGAGATGAGCGAGTTCCATTGGACTCCCCGCGCTCTGAAGTTATATGCAAAACAGTTCATGAAGATGGCCTATCCCGAGTGGAATATGTCTGAGCATCGAGCACTCATGAAACTATGGGGAAAAGAATCAGCATGGAATCCTAAAGCAGACAACCCAAACAGTTCTGCATTTGGTATTCCACAATTGCTTAACCTTGACCCAGAAACGCCAGCCCCGCTTCAGATTGAGCGGGGGCTGGCCTATATCCAGCACCGTTATGACAAACCATCAGTCGCTTGGTCGCATTGGCGCACCAATGGCTGGTACTAAGTATTCCGTATGCATACTGCTAAGGCAGCGATAGCGCGGAACTCGCAGAACTTATATCGTTAATCTCTTTTCTATATAAGGGACATCCTACTGGGTGGCACCGCTAGTAGCGAACACGGTGCACACAACAACAAACTAAGGAGAAAGAAATGACAATAACAGTAGAAGAAGTACAAAACTATCTAACTATTCTTACAGATGAGAACGGTAAAGAAGCACCACTACTAGCACAACGCAAGCGTTTAACAGATGCAATCTATACACAGATTGATTCAGGAGAAGCACCAGACTTCGACCACATTGCAGAAATAACAGCAGGTATGTTAAGAGACATTCAGTTGCGTGACTTTATGTTAGGTCTACCATCTGAGCGTCCAATTGCAGCAGTTAATACATACCTTGCTTGCTTTATGGATGTAGTTCCAAGTGAGTTCATTGCACCAGTTGCTAGTGTATTGGCTGCTAACTTGTATTCAATCGAGGATACATCAGCCAAAGATGTGCTATCACAGGCGCTAGAAAACAACCCAAGTTATTCACTAGCCAACTTACTTAATCGTGTATTCAATTCAGGTTGGCCTGCAGGTGCGTTCGTTGCTATGACATATGAACTACACCCAAAGGTTAAAGAAGGAATGGGTATCTAATTATGGGATTGGATATGTATCTCTATGCCCGTAAAGGTATCTCATCTCGCGATTGGAAAGTAAATCCAGATGGAACTGGAGTTAGTATTCCAAATGCAGATTACAAAATCTTAACCTCCCTTGTGGGAGCAACAGACTGGGCTTATGACCCAGAAGATTTAACCTTTGCATCTGTATCTATTCAAGTTGGATACTGGCGTAAAGTTAATGCTGTTCATAATTGGTTCATTGAAAACCTAGCAGATGGAGTAGATGAGTGCCAACAAATTTATGTACCTCGTAGTTCTTTAGTTGACCTAAAAATTACATGCGAAGAAGTATTGGCAGACCACAGTAAAGCAGATACACTACTGCCAACAGGCTCTGGCTTCTTCTTTGGCAGCACAGAGTATGACGAATGGTATTTTCATGGTATTAAAAACACCGTGAAGATAGTAAGTAAACTCATTGAAGATGTACCTGAAGGATGGGCCTTCGAGTATCAGGCTTCATGGTAAAGAAAGGGACATATGACTACAGCAGATGTAGTAAAGAACCGCTCAGCCTGGCTTAAAGCAGGCGTAGCGGTTGAAGCAACAAGCGCAGCACAAGTAGCACAGCAAGCAGGACTTGACTGGACAGTCAGTCTGTCAGACATGCATACAGAACAGTTCATGCATGTACCCAAGAAGCAAGCAGTAGTAAAGAAACATGATGGCAAAGAGTCAGTCATTGGTGTAGTGGGTAGCAAGTACAAAGTCTTTCAGAACTCTGAAGTCTTTGGCTCACTAGATGGATTGATTGATTCAGGCGAGGCTCGCTATGCAGCAGCAGGTGAGTACGATGACGGAGCAAAGGTATGGATGCTTATGTCATTACCAAAAGAAATGGAAATTCAGGGCGACCCACACGCTGCGTTCTTGTTAGCCAAGACCAGTCATGATGGTTCATCATCAGTAGTAGTTCGTCCTATCATTGAGCGATTGTTTTGCGCCAACCAAATCAATCGTATCTTTAAAGCCAAGAACAAAGCACATACATATACACTGCGTCATACACAAAACGCAGTGCTATCAGTATCTGATATGCGAAACCTTCTTGACCTAACCTACTCAAGCATTGATATGTATAGCGACCTGGCTAACCATCTCATGCAACGTGAGTCAGACATCAACAGAGCAACAGCCTACTTCAAAAAGGTATGGGCATTGCCAACCAAGATAGAGAACGCACCGCTGCACCTACTATCCAAGGGTGAAAAGAACGCGAAGTCCCGTGCTCTCAATGCACGGCAGAAAGCGTTTGCTATCTACTCAGATAGCCCAACGCAAGAGAACATTCGCAACACAGAGTTTGGTTTGTGGCAAGCAGTTGTAGAATATGCTGACCATTACTCTCAGAAAGATGCTAGTATTGCTACCCTAGCAGGGCGCAATGATGGCATCAAACTACGAGCACTAGAATTACTTTCTATCTAAGGAGAATGATGTACTTAAATCCAATCACAGTAGACGCAGTAACCTACAACTTCACAGAAGAATCACTCAAAGAACTAATCAAGAGTGAGGCTACTACTAAGTTGAGACTAGAATCAGTTTCGCTTGAAGCACAAGAAGCATATAGAAAGATTGCAACTTTGCGTGGCAAAGTGTATGATTTCTTTTCAGAAGCATTTGATGATGGTTCAGATGAAGCAACAGTTAATCGTGACGACGTTAACGAATTGCTTGAAGCAATCGGTTCAGATGTACTCACTGCAACCTGGTCAGCAACTGTAGAGATTACAGTTACTGTTACTGGTATCAAGGCTACCTCCCCTGAGGAAGTTGAAGATATCATTACGGACAACATCGAAGTCAGCGGCTACGACTTAGAGTTGCACGACCCAGATGTACGAGTGCAAGACATCGAGCGCGAGTAACCAACATCAGCAGCGCTATCTAACGCATAGGAGTTTGTTCATTTCTACTATGTGTTAGACTTGGGGATGGGTGGTCCCGCCATCTGCGAAACACGGGACACTAAACAAGGAGACAAATGCCAACAGAAATAGTAAGAGATAGATACGGTAGACCAATGGTTGTACCGCCTAAGGGTGGCGCTCCAGTTGCATACACCCGCGCCACTACAATAGCCAACAGTCTTGATGATGCGTCAGCATTGACAGCATGGAAGATGAGAATGGCTGCAATAGGTTTAACAAGCAGACCAGACCTGCTACTAGCAATAGGTGTAGCAGCAGAAGATAACAAGTTAGTTAATGCGTACATCGAAGAAGCAATGGATGCAGCAGGTGCAAGTAAAGCAGCAACAATAGGCACAGCCATACACGCACTAACAGAAAAGTTAGATTTAGGATTAGAGTTAGGTCCAGTACCAGAACAATGGATGCCAGACATCAAAGCCTACGAACAGGCAACCAGTATATTAACTAACCTATTCATTGAACAGTTCACAGTTCTTGATAAGTTTAAGATTGCTGGCACACCAGATAGAGTTGTTGAGTACAAAGGTGAGCGATTCATTGCTGACCTTAAGACAGGTCGCATTGACCATCCAAATAATATATCAATGCAGTTGGCTATCTATGCCAACGGCTTGCCGTATATGGTGGACACGGCAAGCCGTGGCACATGGGGCGACATCAACAAAGATAAAGCAATTATAATTCATGCCCCAGCAGGGACAGGAACATGC